TCTTGTGTCAACGCCGGTCCCGTCAAGAGAGTCAGAGAAGGACTCAGATTGATCGGCTCACGGGTGTACGGATCCTGCATGTTTGCGAACAGTTGGAATGCGGCGTCGATGTCCGTCCAGTCCGTCAACACGTCCGTCAACGTGTTCTTATAGAAGTAGCTGGCAAAATCGACAGTGTTGGTTTCGTACACGTCGTATTCCGTCCCCTTCCATTTCCACTTTCCGCCGGTGGCGAAAGTCGATGCACAACCCGCAACCATATCGGCAATGAGTTTCTCTTTGGTGACGCCAAGCCACGTCCCAACCTCTGATGCCATTCGCAGAATCTGGCCAGTCCGATCCTTAAAAATGGCCTCCTTCGTGATCGGCACGATGTGGCCGTACTTGTTCATCGGCGGAGTCTCGATGTAGTCCTCGCCAAACCCTGCCCGAGGATAAGGCATACCCTCATGCACGACTTGCGAAACGTCGCCGGTTTGTGAAAGACCAGGGAACTTCTCGCCATCCATCAAATTCGTTCGTATGTTGTCTACCAACGGAGTGATGGCAAGTGTTGCCGTCTCGAATGCTTCAAGCACCTTTGAAAAAACGATCTGCCCGGTGATATTGGAAAACGCCGTCGAATCCACACCGTCGCCCTCTATGATTCGGGCCACGTTTTTGCTGGGGCCGAATCGTGGATCGCAAAGCTGAATAAACTCATGGCCAAACTCGGCTTCGGCCATTTCCTTGATGCTGAAATCATCGGCTTTCAGATTTCCAGATTGTAAGTTTTCCTCCAGGTACTTCTCGGCTTTTTTTGGGCCAAGAGAGTTATAGAGGTGTTTCAGTTCCTTGTATTTGATCGCTCTCATGTTTATGGATTCCTTTCCATGGATTGATTGTTAGGTGCTGGATGCTGTTTGCTCGGCAATGCTGCCTCGCATAACTACCGAATGAATGTCAACCAGAACGGACGTTGCGGCAGTACCTACACGTTTCGCCACTCGGCCGATTGCCCGGCTCACGCTTGATGCAGGCGTTACCTTTTGGTCTTCGAGTGCCGTGCCGCTGGACGCCTCATCAATGGCGACATCAGCACCCAGCTCCCACGTTTGACTGGCACAGTCAAACTCGAATACGCCGCTCGTTGCCACGCGGATCGGCGACGTTTCGCCGCTCTTGCTCCGCTGCATGGCCACGCCAAGAAACAATAAGGCGAAGGTTTCCTGGTTTGCGGCTTCCGTGCCGCCATCCGCCTGGGCGGATGCGGGCTTGGCGTCGTCAGTGTCCTGGTAGACAAGATCGCCTATTTCGATGACCGATGCGGAAATCACTTCCGCCACAACTGGGTTCGTGTCCCCATATCGCCAACGCATTTTGTCGCTCATGTTTTAACCCTTTCGTGGTTATTCGGTGATTGCGGAAACGAAGCTCTTGGCGTCGGTCACTTCCAACACCGTGCCGCCATCCGCCTTGTTTTGTTCCTTGGATTGCGGCTTGAACGTTTGGTTGCCGCACACTTTACGCCGATCCTCGATCAGCAGTTTCCGGGCATCGGCATCCTTCGCGTCTGCCAACTGCCCCTTGAACACGTCGGTAATTGCCGACTCTTGCAGCTTTGATTCGGACAACTCTTTGGCGATGGTCGCCATGCGCTGAACGACTTCCTTTTCTTCCTTCAACGCCTTGGCCTCAGCTTCGAGTGCCGCAATCTTGGCGTCCTTGGCCTTCTCCGTTTCGGATTCGGCATGAGCGGCCATCGCAGATTCGACGATGGATTTCAACAGGTCGGGGCGATTCGCCCGCAACTCAGATTCGGTCAGTTCGTGATATTCCACTTGCTTTCCCTTTCGTTGTTTGGTTTCGTTTTGTTCAAAAAGGCCCCGCGTTGTTGCGGGGTCCGCAACCAGGTCCACTGACTGGACTCGGGTGATTTCCTCGACGATGACTCGGCCATCCTTGCGTGACGTTCGAGCTTCAACATTGTGAGAGAAGCCGACATTCTCGGGCGAGTGTTCGGCGTCCCATATCAGTTGTTCCGCAAGGGCGAGTTTCGGATTGAAGCGGAAGTCTCCGCGAAGCCCACCGTCGCCAGGTTCAACACGCACGTTGCATAGAACTCCGATCCGATCCTGATAGTCACGCGGCCCGCCGGGGTTGCCCTTGGGGTGATTCACGTTTACCTTCGAGCCTTCGTAGAGGCCGACGGCACGGGCGGCAGTTTCCTTTGGGTACGTTCGGCCATTCTTTGATTCCAGGCCGAGAACCTTGACGCCCTTGATGATTCCAGCCTCACGATCCACGGCCAGCTTGACGCCGCGTGAATCGACGTATTCGAGGAGAATGTCAGTTGTCATTGGCTGAGTCCATAAAAAAAGCCCGAGCCGCCAGCATCCTTGCTAGCAACTCGGGCGCACGTGTTTTCAGTGTAACCCGATCTTATTTGTGGTGCCGCGTCACTAACGTGGCCTGGACGTGATCAGCTAATCCCTTTCGGTAGACGATTTCGACGACCACTCTGCCATGCACCTGCTCTCGCTCCGCCTGCTGGTCTAATTCAGTAAGGCGAAGGAATGCACACTGCAATAGCTCACTGTTCCTTTCGATGGTACGCATGTTTTGTATTCCCGTCAAGCTGATTATTCATAGTCAAGCCAACATCGGCAGTTCGGATGGCTTGGCGGGCCGGAGAACGACACCGACCCGTACACCTCGACGCCGGTCCCGTCCAACGGACCGCACACGTCACACACTAATTCATCCTCGGCAGTTCGCCATATTGAGCGAAGCATCAGTCCAACCGCCGCGGCCCCAGCCAAGGCCGCACTCTCGCCAGCCGATACTGCCCTGGTAATCTCGGTAGCTGCAATCACCTCGGCACGTGCCCGAGAAAACACATCCACGCTGGTCACTGCTTTGACACCAATTGGTGTCAAACGCCGGGCCGTGGTAGCCGCCGTGTCGGCCCCGAGCCTAGACGCCATGCCCGTCGCCCATGCGTCAGCATATGCACTCAGCGGTATCTCGCCCTGCCATCCGCCACCAATCGCCAATCCAAGCCCGGCAGCAAGGAAGGCATCGTAGAGCGGCTTATGCAGGGCTTCGCGTGACGCGATGGCCATGCTGGCATAATCGATCTGTTCTGGAGGCATGGCGCCAAACGGCTCCCATGCTAAAAGCAGGGCAGCCACTATGGCCTCTTCGTGTTCGTCGCGGTTCGGAAGGGCAGGCATTACGGGTATCCACTCCAGAGGGCCTCGGATATGCGACCACACACCGATAGATGATGTTCCGTCGCCTTTTCGTCGGGCTTCTTTCCATTCGATTCTGGTTTCGTGCCAAACCGTTTGAACGGCAACACATCCCCGCCTTGTTCATCCTGTTGCCCTTGTGGGAACGGTAGAATCTTCGGTGCCCGCTCCGCCGCCTCCTTGCGTTCCTTCGCTATCCGCTCCTCTTCGATGTTCCAATCCACGTCATGCCGCTCAGCTACGCTTTGTGCCGAAATCGCCCCAATCCGGTTGAGAATCTCGTCCGCCTGGGCCTCGGCCAGCCGGTCCTGCGTTCGCACGTTCGGCGGCTGGGCCACAATATCAATCCGGTCAAGGATGCCACTGCTGATCCTGCCGGCCGACTCGGCGTTGCGTAATACCATGTCGAGTAATTCCAGGTCATCTTCGATCATGTCCCACTGGCACCGCTCGAACATTTTCACCGCCGGCCCCTCGGCAACCATCGTCGATGAGTAGTTGGCGTTCGAGGCGTCGCTGGTCAGCATGAATTCCGGCATGACCAAGCGGCTGGCAATGGCCCGCAACTCGGCCTGCAACACGCCTACGAACGCATCGGCCTTTGTCTTGGCATTCGGGAACTCATATTCCGTCGATGCCATGGAATCCAAGATCGTTCCGGCCGGGTATCGCTTGTGGTAATCAGTTGTGCCAGTCGCCGAGTTGGTCACGGTCTTAGCCGCAGTCGAAGATACAAACTGTTCCAACCCCGCCTTGCTCGCCTGCCCATGCTTTCGGATCATGGCAATGGCCGATTGAATCTCCGAAACCACGCTCATGTTTCGCAGTAGTTTTTCGGCTCTGGTGAGATTCGCGTGGACCGGCCAGAAGAGCGGTAAACCACGCTTCACGTTGGAGTCAACGTTCTCTTTCCGATGCTGAATCTCTGCGGCGTCAACACGGTTCCCGTCGATCCAATAGCCCTTGACGGTTTCTACATCTTCGGAGTCGGTCTCGATTCCAAACGACGCCCACGGCTTATCGTACATGCTTTGGGGCGTTTGTACCTGGACCGGCTCCACAAACCGGATCGTGCTTGTGCCGTCCGATTGCAGAAAGATTCGGATAAAACATTCGCCGTCCCGATCCTTGCGGCG